TTTGAACCACGTCATGCTGGCGCGCAAGGGCGAGCAGCTCGGTGGCGGGCGTTCTAGCGCCGCTAGTGACTTTGGCTTGGCTGCGGCACCCGCCGCTGCTGGGGCTGGTGCTGGCGACATGGCCGGGGACGACGATTGGTAGGTAACCGAGTCCTGATCGGCGCGTACATCAGTCAGGCTGAGGCGCGCCGATTTGCTGCTCAAGCACGCCGACTGGGGTTAACTCGGTCGGCGTTGCTGCGTCTGCTGGTGCGTCAGCTGCTTGCGCAGCCTCCAGCGCCTGGCGCTCTATTAGCCGCGCTAGAGCCTCCTCCAAGCGACCCACGCTCTCATATAGCGGCCTGACCTTCCCGTGCTTCCAGCGCGACGCCTGGGCGGGCTGTATGTTAGCCTCGGCGCACACGTCTGACATCTTTAGCCCGTGGTGGCGGGCGCGCAGGGATAGGTCTGTTAGGGGGTTCATGGACAGAATTGTAGGCATTTACGTCAAATAACCCCACACTTTAGTAGGGCTTGACGGCTTTGACTTAAATAGGGCACAATTGGTTTCACCAACTAACTCAAGGAGACACCGACATGGGACGACACACTTACTACCCCCCCATCCCGAAAGCCTACCGCCGCCGGTCTAAACTACGCGGCTGGTTGATTGACCTGACGGCTGCAGCTCTCATTGCCGCGCCGCTGATCTATGGCACCATGGAGTGGCTGCAATGAGGTTTGGTTCTGTATGCAGCGGCATTGAGGCCGCGAGCGTGGCGTGGCACCCACTAGGCTGGAAAGCCGCGTGGCTGTCAGAGATAGAGCCGTTCCCGTCTGCGGTGCTGGCGCACCATTACCCTGATGTGCCCAATCTTGGCGACATGACCGCCCTGCCTGAACGCATAAGGTCGGGCGAGGTTGAGGCGCCTGACCTATTCTGTGGTGGTACGCCATGCCAGGCTTTTAGTGTGGCTGGTCTACGCAACAGCCTTGACGACGACCGTGGCAACCTTTCTTTAACTTTTTGCGAGATAGCAGATGCAATTGACGATGTTCGACGAGCCGCTGGACAGCAGCCAGCCATCATCTTTTGGGAGAACGTCCCAGGAGTCCTCAACACCAAAGACAACGCTTTCGGGTGCTTTTTGGCAGGGCTTGCCGGTGAAAGCCTACCGTTACTCCCGGCAGGGGGGCGATGGACAAACGCAGGTTGTGTGCTTGGCCCCCAAAGAGCAATCGCGTGGCGCGTTCTCGATGCCCAATATTTCGGAGTGGCCCAACGCCGCCGCCGTGTGTTCGTTGTCGCAAGTGCTAGAGACGGGTTCAATCCCGCAGAAATTCTTTTTGAGTTCGGTGGCGTGCGCCGGGATATTGCGCCGAGCCGAGAGGCGGGGAAAGCAGTTGCCCCCACAGCTGCAGGCGGCACTCCGTTCGGTCGCGCAGGGAGCTGGTGGGATGGAGGGAATGTAGCAGCAACCATCACAACCAATTCTGATAACCAGCGGATGCCTGACAAAGACAACGCGCAACTTGTGATGCAGCCGGTTGGCGTGGATATTTTCAATGCCGCATTTACAGGCGATGTTTCTGTTCCGTTGACCCATAGGGCAGATGGGACAGGCACAGGGCCAACTGTGATGCAGTCCATGGCCGTGCGCCGACTGACGCCGGTGGAGTGCGAGCGTTTGCAGGGGTTCCCTGACAATTACACCAACATCCATTGGCGCAAGCAAGCTGCATCCCCTGATGGCCCACGTTACAAGGCGCTGGGCAACTCTTGGGCGGTGCCGGTGGTGCGCTGGATTGGTAGCCGGATACAGGAGTCACTCAAATGAACGAACCAGTAAACAACAGCGACAAGGAATTTTACGAATGGATAGTAGACACCAGCCGCCGACAGATGGCGGTGCCGCACCTGGAGGTGTGGCGGGCGGGTTACCAGGCGGGAATGACCGCCGTGTTCGCGGCCCTGGAGGATTCGTTTCTCGATCCGCCACCGCCCAGCGAATAATCGCTTACCTGGAGCGCAACCCTGGTGCCGACGGGCAGGCGCTGGTGCGCAACTGCTTCTGCGCCAAGCGCCACGCGTACAAGATCATCAGCCGTATGCGCGAGATGAACCTCATCCACGTCAGCGGCTGGATCACGACCAACCCGACCGGCCCATACGTGAGACGGTTCTCGCTTGGCCCTGGGACTGACGCACCAAAGCCAAGGTCGCTGACCCGCGCCGAGATCATGCGCCGCCACCGCGACCGAATGGAGCCTATCGAGCGCGACCTAGAGAATGTGCGCAAAAAAACACGCCGCCACAAAGTCACGGTTGACCCGCTGATGGCAGCTTTTTTTGGAGCAAAGAATGAAGATTGAAATCAAAAACCCGTTTGACCTAGACGCAGAGGTCGTTTTGTCTGACGACTTGATGCAGGCGTCAGATGATGAGCTGACCGAGGCGCTTGAGCAGTCAATCAAGCTGCTGCAGCGCGCCCTGCTTATCTATTCCGCCGGAGATACTCACCTATCGCATTGATGGTTTGGTCATCAACAAATTCTGCGGCGCCGCTCTTTTTCTTTTCTAGGGCGCCAATTGCCATGTTGCGCAAATTGCCTTGTTTGCCCATGTTTTCTGCAGCGGCCCTCTGATACGCCTTTGGCATGGCGATCTCTATCGGTATGCTTTGCAGCAAGCTGCCACCATATGTGCCACCAAAGTCGTGGCTGTAGCTTGGGTGAGCTGATAGCGAAATGCCCCTTCCTGGCAGCGCTTCAATCAAAGTGTTGCCGATATAACCCTTGGGTACACCAACAAGGTTGGGGTCGGTTATAGATGCGATCAAGTCCTCCTCGTTAAATCCAAGGCGGCGCTGTTGGTTTTTCAGATACAGGCGGTCAACTAGAGCTTTACGCAACTCGCCACTGTCTTTACTGGCAAGCTGCATCCTGCCAGCCTCAGTCATGAGGCCTTTGAAATCTTTGAATGGCTGAGTCACCACTCTCTTTTTGACTTCTTTGCCATCAACTTTTTTGGTTTGTTGTTTTGCTATTTTGAAGTCGCGGATTGATTTGTCAATGTCACTGACCTCGCGCTTACTTAATTTCGCAGCGTCAACCAAGCCAAGCAAAATATTGGTTGGCATAGTAGAGAAATTCTCGCCATATGCACCCATGGTTGATGGGGCGTAAATGACCCTGCCAGTACCACCTTGCGCCAGGTTCTCGGCTTGCGCAATTTTGGCCCTGTCGACGATGCGCTTGGCAATGGCTTCGTTTGATGCGCCGCCGATCATGTTCATGAGATTATTGACGTCGCGCCCATAATCTTGGCCACCATATGTCAGGACGCTGTTAGGTAGCTCAACGTCGCTTACGCTTTTAATTGCGTAGTTACGGCTCGTTGAGTCCCACGGCATGGCCAATATGCTAGAGCCGCGCAAGGTCTCAGGGTCTACGTAAGTCCTGTCGGCCATGCCGCCCAAGTTCTCGCGCTCAAACCTTGTGCCCACGACCGGGTCGGGTTTGCTGGGCAGGTTTGGTCGGTACGCATAGCTGCGCGTGCCTTGCCCCATGCCGAGCAACATCTCGCGGCCAAGCCCACCACGGTCTAGCACCTGCGGCACGACACGCTCTGCAACGCGCTCGGCGGCTTGTCCAGCGGCCATGGCAGCAGGCTCCGCTGCACGACCAATTGGCACCGCACCAACCATCGACAAAAGAGCACTCTTGGTGTCCGGGCGCATCTCTGTGGTCATGCCCGCACCAGTGGTCAGCGGTTCGCCGTAGCTGATGCGGTCAAGCGTCCTGGCAATCGCTGGCACCTCTAACATACGCATCAGCCCCTGCATCTGCTGCGTGCGATCCGGCGCGTAGCTGGCTGTCAGCAGGTCGGCAAGGCTACCCAGCGTGGGGTAAAGGCGTGGTGTTGCTTGGATGGTTGCCATTTAATCACCAATTAAATACATTAAACGTCGCGGGTGAATGTCATAGCCATATTCACCCATCTGGAACGGGTACAGCTCGCGGCGCTGCTTGTCGGTTAAGTCTGCGCGGCGCATAACCATCCTGGCCTCCGCCTCACCAGCCATGCGCTCGTATGCGTCGTAGGGCGACTCGTTTGGCTTTTTAAGCCTAGCCAAAGGCTGACCCTTCTCGAACATTCCGGCGCTTGCGCCTCGCGCAAACCCTTCCTCCTTCTGAATTGCGTGCTGCAGCTCATGCAAGTAAACTCTGCGCAAGATGTCTTTGTTCTCCCCGGAGGCAAACAGCTGTTTGGTTGCCTGATCAAAGAAACCCTCCTCCGGCCCAATCCTTGACGCGGCATAAGTTGAGCGCAGTTCGGGGTACGCCTCCATCAATTTGTTGTGCCTGAACAGCACCTCCAGCGGGTAATTTAAAGGCGTCTCTCTGTAGCCAGTCATGGGGTCAATGACCATGTTGCCAACCAGCGCCCTAGAACCCTTGTCGGATATTTCTTGCTTGTATGCGCCCTCGCCGGTCTTGGCGGTTCCAGTCTTGCGCCAAACTTCTTTGGGGTCAACGCCACGGCTCAACATCTTTTGCGCCTCAAACGCGGCGTCTCGCTGAAACAGCCTGGAGCTAGGGCCAATCATCATCCCAGTCATGTTTATGGCCGCATCAGCCGCGCGCTGGTACAGCTCGTCGCGTGCCGCCTCGTCCACCGGGCCAGCGCCGAACATACCCGAGCGCTCCTGCAGCTCGGCCAGCTCGTTGCCGGTGTCCACCACCTGCCCGCCCATCTTGGCGGCATAGTCAGCAGGGTTGCTGACCATGTCCATCAGGTTGCGCCGAAACGCATTGCTGCGGCTGAACAGGTAGGGTAGGAGACCGTCGGCCATTTACTGCGCTCCAGTGAACGCTTCGCCAGCAGCACCGCCACCAATGATGCTGGTCAGCCCCGGCAATGGGGCGGTGATTCTTTGCGCGCCAAGGGTCGCGGTTGCAATCAACCTCGCCAATGCGCGCTCGTCGGTCAGCGCCTGTCTGACAATCGCAGGGTCTTGGGACACCAGCACATTGGCAACGCGCGCCTTTTCGCGCTCCGACAGCATTGGTGCGGCAGAATTGATCGCCTGACGCGCCAGGCGTGTGAGGCTGAATATGTCGAACTGAGTCGCCCTTAACAAGTCCTCCGGCGATGGCGCGCCCCTCCCTTGGCGCGCTGCGGCTGCTTCGGTGCCCTGGGTAGCAGACTGGCGCAGCACGTCTCCAGCGGCCTGTTGAGACCTAGCAGCCCTGCTAAGGGAACCCAGCACGTCCTCAAGCTGGTCGCCTGGGTACACCATGCGTAGGATGCGACCCTCTTTCGTTTCGGGGTCTGCCAACCGCTGGTACGTCGAGACCTTGTTGCCTGACTCCATGCGACGGCGTATCGCGTCCATGACGCCAGACCGAAACACGGCCAGCTTGTTGGGGTCTGCCCGCAGGCTCTCGATAAGCATTTCCTGCTCGTCTGCGCCCTTGCCAAACACCATGCGGCCCTGCTCAAACGCCTCGCGTTGGCCGCGACGCCCAGCAGCAAACGCCCTTGCTTGGCCCACCTGCGGTGCCGCGTAGTCTATCTGCGCGCGCAGCGCTTGCTCAACGTCCTTGAGCGCACCACCGACAGCGCCGAGACCCTCCCTAAAGGCTTTGTCTACGGTGTCAGCGATACCTCGGCGGGCGATTTCTGCGTCCTCAAACGTGATGGCCCGGTCGATGTTGACCTTGCCGCCTTTGAGGTTGAAAAAAGGCTGTCGGCCTTGCGCCTGCAGCAGCTTGTTGATGTTCTTGCGAGCATCAGGCGAGCGCTCCAGCGCCGTGGCCAAGTCCTGCAACATTGGCCCCTCTACCACGCCGCCGGTCTCAAAAGCCTGTGCGTAGCGTGCCTTCTCAACCTGGCGCGCAGCCTCGTCAGACTCCCGCGCTGCTCGCAGCACGTTGGGTGACACGGAGTCTGGGGCTAGTCCCGCGCGCAGTTGCGCTTGAGCCTGCTCGCGCAGCATCGGTGGCCGCTCAGTCAGAGCCTGCCGAATGGTTGCCGCTGGAGCGCCGCCGCCAGTGTAGTAGCTACGCACCTCATACATTAGATTCGGGAACTCTGCCATCACCTCGCCGCTGCGGATGCGCTCCACAATCTCATCAACCGTCAAGCCGGTGGCTTCGGTGATTTTGCGTATCTCATTCTCGACCACGCTACCACCGCGGCCTCCGCTGCGTCGGCGAACAAACTCAAGAAAGCTGCTGCCAAGTTTGCCTACGCCACGTAAAGCAGCACCACCCGCTGGTGCCAAAGCAGCGCCAGCAGCGGCGCCAGCGCCCCCGCCAATTGCGCGCTC